AGAACTTGTAATTGACGTATACGGGCTGGGCCTATACCTAGCGCCCCACTATTCGCTTGGAGTAACTTCTTAGCTTTAATATCAGAAGAGTGACTCATGTCAACCTCCTATTATTGGTCAGCAAATGCAGGAGCAGTAGCGCCAGTTACAGTACCGAAAATTTGATAGTTAGTGCTATCCAAACCAATGAAAGTAATTTGGAAACCCGCTGGTACATTAGCTTTAAATGAGCTATTAGAGTTACCATCAGAAAACACTGCGCTAACTTCGTTGTCAGTATCAAGGAAAGTTACACCACCTTTGTAGAAGTTAGTGTTGCCCGGAGTTACGAAGATAGCGTCAGTAGCATCTGCTGCGCCACCACCATAAACAAACGTATAAGCAACGCCAGCTTCTGGAGCAGGTAAAGTGTAAGTGTTATCTTGTCCGCCGTCTGGAACTAGGTTAACACGACCACCATGAGTAGCTTTAGTGATAGTAATGTTCCCGTCAGCAAGAACAACAGGAGTAAGAATTGATTGTGATGTAAACCCGTTCGTAGATACGACTGGGCCTGAAAATGTAGTAGTAGCCATTTTATATGAGCCTCACATGTGAGTTAAAGTGAACTTGTCTACATGTCGTCAGCCGGGGCTGTCAAGTCCACCGATAAATTTTCCCGGTTTGTCATAACTTATCACAGTAAAATATAAAAGACAATAAAAAAGGGAGCCGAAGCTCCCTTAGTAACCCAACGCAGATTATGCGCCCGGAGATCCGAAGATCGCCAATGGGTCAGATACACCGAACGAGTAACGCTCACGAGCCTTATAACGGCTGTTGCCTGTATCAAAGTCTGCATCCATAGATGTAGCCATTGGGGCACGAACGAAGTGCTTCAATCCGTTTGGAATATCAGTGGTCAAGAAATACGCATCAGTATCTGTTAGATAGTGATTGATTGCGTAACCACCCGGGATCGAACCATTGTTCGCCAGAGCATTAACGTCGTTGTCAGCAGTACCCACACGACCTTCAGTTTCAAGCAAACGAGTCGCTACGAACTGTAGGTTTGGTGGGATGATTAGCTTCTTAGGCTGTGCAGCAATAAGAAGACCGCGCTCATCAGTCCAGTTAGCAATCTGAATAACGTGTGCTTCAAGAGAAGTCTCGTTAAGGTCAGTTGCAACAGAAGGACGGTTTGAGTTAGTACCGCCAGATACTAATGGGTGGTCAGTAGCACATAGAGATTTACCGTCACCGTAAGTAGTACCAGAAGCGAAAGCGTTGTTAAGGATAGATGCACCTTTAACTTGCTTTGTGTACGCCATAGCGCGAGCTAGTGCTTTGGTATAACGAGCTGACAAAGAGTCATACAAGTTATCTTCGATTGCTTCTTCAGTCAATGCGAAGCCCATAGCAACAGTTTCGTGCGTGTAGCGTGCAGTGAACGCTTCTTGCGCTGCGTCATACTCAATAGCGCCACCTTCCTGCTTAACAGGAGCAGCACCGAAGCCTGACAATTTAGTTTCTTCTTCAAAAGAACGGTCAGAGGTCTCTTGTTCGTAGATCTCTTTGTGCTCTTCACCATACTTAGCGTACTCTAAGCCAAACAAAGCGTTTAGTCCGGGGAGTAGCTCTTTTAACAGTTGTGATCTTGAAATAGCCATTGATTACTCTCCTTAAACGCCAGTAGCATCGGTATACTGATGCGTGTTAAATCTAACAATAGCTTCTACGTAATACGAATTACCATCCGCATTTGCAACTTTTGTGTCTTCAACAAGATCAATGATACGAAGTGGGAAGCTATTGGTTGTAGCTGTGTTAGCAATATCTAGCCCAATTTTTGAGTTTTTAGTTGTGTCTTGAGACGCATCAGCAGTTAATGCCTGTTCGATTTTAGCGTTAGAACCTACAACAGTGCGTAGGGCAACATCATCATCAATAGCACCAGCAGTGTCAACAAGAGCAACTTTACAAAGTATCGAAGGGTTGTCCATAACAACAGCAAACGCGTTAGACACACTAGTTCCCGGATACATTTGATCGAACTCTAGTTGACTGTTTGCATTTGTGTATTCACAACCAAGGAAAACACCTGCGATTTTTACACCAGTCTCACCGGTAATTTTTGTAGCTGTACCGTTTGCAGCTATTGTTACAAGATCACCATTGTACATTTTAGTGCTGTAAGCACTATCAATGGGGATCCTACGAGTAGATCCTGCGAAAGAAGTACCACCAGTCAAGTTGATTGGTTTGAACCCGTACGCAGAATCAAGAGTTGGATAAGCCATCTTAAACTCCTAATAAAAAAATTTAACCTTTACCGAAAGTGACCTTAGACTTTCTGTCGTTAAACAGAGGCATTCTAGGATCATTTTCCCTCATAAGGTTGTTGTCTACAGCGTGCATCTGTTGTTGCGCTTGATTGTTATAATAAGCGTTACGATCTTCAGCAAGCTCGACTGGAGCCTTACATAGCATCAAACCACCAATCACAATGTTGTCAGCGAACTTATCGTGTTCTACTGCTACTACAGTGATTTCTGGATGATCTGCCGCTTTTACTGGCTCCCAACCTTCTCTTAATTTTGATGAGACGTTCATAGCATCGGTTTGACCAACCGAAGTTACCCTAATCCATCTGTACGCATACCCTTCTTCGGGCGTTGGACTTGGTAAAACATCTGGACGTTTCCATGTAGTTTTACGTTTTGTAACTTCTCGAGTTTCTAACTCACGATCTGTACGGTTTAGTTTATTCTCAGCCATTACACTTTCCTCATCTCTTCAGCAACCTTTTTGGCGTATAGTTCAAGCGGTACTCCTAATTTCTTAGCGATAGCTACTTGTGTCCGCGTTAATGTCACCTTCTTGGGCGACGTGCTCCGCGATGCGGGAGCGACCACATTAGACTTTCGCTTCTTAGTTTCTTGCTCTGTTTGGGGTTCATCCTCTCCAAAATAATCTGAAAAGGTAGAACGCATACGAGAGTTAATTTTCTCGTAGTATTCATCACTACTAGGATCTACACCGTCTTTAACAATCTTATTGTGTACACCCATAGCATAAGCAGTCATTTCCTCGTCGGAGCCAAACCAAGTGTTCTCTTTTGCCCAGTTTTCAGCTTTTACGTCAGGTTGTGCTGCCCTTTGTTCACTTTGTACAGGAGTTTCTTCCTCTTGTAAAGGTATATCGACTTCTTGTAACTTACTAAGTTTCATCTTAGCGTCAGTCAACTTCTCCTGTGCATCTAATACTTTTTCAGAGTCGCCAGCATCATACGCTCTTTTGTATGCAAATTTAGCTACATTAACGTCTTTTTCAGCCTGTTTTTTAGACTGTTCAAGTAACGCTTGCTGACTCTTAGTTTTTGCAACTTGCAGTGCTTTGTTCTCATCTGCTAACTGTTTAGCATATCGCTCAAGCTCTTTGCGTTCGCGCTCGGCTGTTTCTTTCGCTCTACGCTCGTCATGGTAGCCCTTGCTAAAATGCTGAATACGCTTACGTACTTTTTCAGAGTAATTTTCTAACTCTTCCTCCGTAACGTCTTCAGGTGGTTCAGAAGCCTTGCGCTTGCGGTCAGCTTTAGGGGTGTCGTCTACAACCTCTATTTCAACGTCTTCTTTAGCCTCAACCTCTGGCTCTGGCTCTGACTCTTTATAATCTTCTTCTGTCTTCTTTCCAGACAGATCAATTTCTACTGCACTAGTATCCTCGACTTCGAGGCCTTTCTCTTCCTTATCATCAGGAAACTCAAACTCAACTTTTTGAAAACCCATCTCTATCTCCTTACGCTCGTGTTACACCACGGGGATCGGGTACTACTGCCTCGATTGAATCGTCATTCATCAATCTAAACTCAGCACCACCTATTTTAAATCGCGTGCCAGAATTAGCACGGAACATTACATAATCGCCTTCTTTACACCACGGCCCATGAGGGAACCTTTCTTTGTCTGAGTACGCTTCGTCACCCATATCAACGACAAGTCCAATAATAGACATGATGTGTTCAAGGTTTTGCTCTTTTGCAGACTTAATAATTCCAGATTCACCATAAGTCTCTTCCACTTCAGGTAGAGCAATAAGCACTCTATAACCTACCGGTGAAGGGATTTGATTTTCTAGTTCTTCTGGGCTTTCTGCTTCTTTAGGGACAATTTTTAAATCACTCATCATCGTCCTCCAAATGTGTTTGCATTTCTGCAATAAAGTCTTTTGCAGATTTTAGGCCTCGGATTACACCTACAGTTTCTTTGTACTGGGCGTAGTCTTTGGCATTACCTGCAGCAAGATAGTATTCAGTGTTTTTAACACCATCATCTATCTTCTCCATAAGCACGTCTAAGACGGTAGTAGCCATAAGTTATTCCTTACGTTGTTTATTCATCGCATCAGTTCTAGCCTTCATCAGGTCTAGATCTAGTTTAGTGTTAGCGGTACGTCTATCTGCCGCCAGTTTCGCACCCGCTTTCTGGGCATCAATCTCCAACTCCTGACGTTCAATATCCAGTTGTTGTAAATCAATTTGGGCATCCATCTGATCTTTCTGAGTTTTACGTTGTACCTCAGCTTGTTTGATCTGAGCCTCAAGCTGGTCTTTCTGCGCTTTGAGTTGCACTTCTTGTTGCTTGATTTGCATCTCTTGTTGCTTGAGTTGGATGATAGGATCTTGTGCTTTAGCTTGCGCTTGCTGCGCTGCTGCTTGCTGTTGGTTCTGCGCTGATTGCTGTTGACCTGCTTCCATAGCCAGACGCGATAGTTCTACTTCTATCTCTGGTACTAGCTCTTCGTTTGGTAGTGGCAACGGTGCACCTAGTTTCTTCTCTAGTTGTGCTCTGTAACGGAATCCAACGTGTTCTGCTATATGCGCCTGTAACGCTTGCATCATCTGCTGCGCTGCAGGGTTTTTACCCAATGTGCCACCGACCATAGGATCTTGTAAGAACGCAGTATGCGTAGCAATGTGGGCTTCGTGGTCTTGATTCAAGAACGCTTTTATAGGAGTACCCGTTAGCGCGTTCATGTTCTCGCTGATCGGATCTGTTGGTTTTACATCGTCTTTCGTAGGTACCAACTTGTCCGCGTTTTTCACACCCAACACCTCAATCATCTGACGGTGTAACTGGGGTAGGTTATAAATCTGTGGAGCTTGCTGTGACATCTGCAATACAGTCTGATACTGAACTACACGCTGTGCCATAGTCGTACTATTAGGGTCACTTACTGGTATCACCTCGACCATCTCATAGTCTTGTCTACGAGCAGTCATCTCACCTCTATGTGGCTCATATCCATATTCATCTGGCGCATTCTCTGCCATGATGTCTTTCAACATACGGAACTCTAACTTCATCGCATAGTGCACACGAGCCTGTACAGCAGCCATAGGCTTCAATGTACGCTCTAATAAAGCTAGTGTAGTACCAACTGGCGCGTTCGCAGACATATCAGAGATGTCCATATCAGCTACTGCACCTAGTCTACGGCCTTCTGTAGTAATCTGATTAAGTAACGCTAGTAGAGTTTGGCTAGGCTCTTTATATGGTAGCGGCATGATGTTGTCACGTATGCTACCTGATGGTACATCTACGTCTTTAAACTCACCCGGCTCGATAGGCTCATCATCACCTTTGATGCGTAAACCACGTGATTTTAGACCGCCCGGAAGGTTAGATAGTGTACCAGCGTCCACCAATTGACGTATAAGCGACGTTCCTGCTTTAGCGTACCCACCTATTATATGTATCAGCCCAAGGCCGTAGAAGCCAAATCCGGGCACATATACGTAATGTACAAAATGTTGACGCTTACGTTCTAACTCATCACCCTCTTCATAATTACGTCTAATAGATAGTAATTCGCCTGTACTACGCTCTAGAGTAACCACGTATGGTTTAGCTAGGTCTTCTTCGTCATCAATACCATCAATAACTAGGTTTGCGTGAATCTCATACAAGGTATAGCGATCATCGCTATTCATCTCAAAGCCAGCTTCTTCAGCTTTACGCTCTTCAATATCAGTTTGATATGGTGCTGGGTCGTCCATATCCTTGTCTGCATAGAACCCATTTGCCTGTAGTCTACGCACTTCATTCTTAGTCTTACGCATTACATGAGTAACACGTTCTGCTTCTTCTATGTTAGACGCTCCATAAGGCACTATAACGTCTTCTGCTGGGATATAGATAGCGCATTGGCGATCTAGGTTAGGGTCGAAGTAAACCTTCTTAAACGCCGATCCTGCAAGTCCTAGGCTATATAACATACGCTCATGTTCAGGACGATACTCCACCATACGATCTGTTAACTCGTAGTTCATGTCCGCACGTACGCGTTCACCTGCTTCTTCTTTCTCTTTTGTTTCTTTACCTAGAAGTTTTACTTTTACTGGGCCTTGTGCAGGAAATGTCTCTGCCATAGCTTCTGCTTGGAATCTAATAGCTGCTTCTGCCAATACAGTAGAGTGTACCCCGCAAGCTCCTTCCCACGGTGCGGTACGCTCCTCATACTTAAATCCAAGGATGTCCAGTCCTTTTACATAAGTATCAGCCCAGTCCTTACGGCTCTGTATGTCGGATTCTACTAACCCTATTAGTTCATCAGTTAGGATTTGCTGCTCTCTGTCATCTAGCATATCAACTAGATTACCGTCAAAATCCATCATTTCATCGGCTTCATCCCCCGGCATGAGGATTATCTCTGCGCTGCCGTCATCTAATATAACTGCGTCAGGGTTTACAATTTCTATCTCTAAACCTTCTTCTTTGTTTAGATCTTCGCCTTGCGGAGCTTCCGTCATCAAACTTTTCTCAATAGCCATCTCTTAACCTCTAATAATATCCGACACTTCGTCTTTGGAAGTATTTTATCTCATCTGGCTCATCTGAAGGTAGCCGTATAAATCCGCCCTGCCTAAATCGCATAAGCGCCATAATTGTAGAATCCACCAAGTCATCATTACTCATAAATGGGAATCCCGCTATTTCTTCTATAACTTCTTCTGCCCATCGCGTCTGTGGTACCCAAACAAGTTCAGATGCAATAATATCAGATACAGAATTTAATCTCGCTAGTTTATCACCAGATCC